GCAAATGTTCCTATTTTATTGTTTAGCTGGCTATCTACTTTTCCTTCACCAGCAAGTAATTTTGACAGTGATCCTTTAAATGTCGGTTTGTGCTTTGCGTATTCTTCCTTTAATTCAGGGTTTGATTCCTTTTCAATTAATTGAAGATAAGTTTTTGCTAATACAGTCAGTGGGTGATTATCTTGCAATCCACCTAAAATTAAACCTCTATCACTACTTTGAGTAGGAATGATTCGAACATTTTTTCCACTATCATCAAATTGAAAATGATTTAAATATATGCGATCTGAATAATCAATTGGTTTTCCATCAGATAAATTTTTTATAGCACCAGTAAGAGCTTTTATAGATTTAGCAGCTTGTTGTCTTAAGAAAAGGTCTACAGTTTCAGGGTTCTTTTCAGAAGATGTTACTGAGAATGCTGTAGATGTATTATCTATTTTTATAAAATATGCAGGATGTCCTAGTTTGGTAAGTAGGGAGTGAGGACGGCCACCGCCTGCATCTAAACCAGTCATTAAATCAAGAATACTTCTATCACTTAAATTATGAAAAGAATCTTTTAATTGAGTTAATTGTTGTATTTCTAATTCCAACTCTTGTTTCAAGTCTTCATTATCTGTTCCTTGCGCTAATGCTTGTTTTTCTACAATAACTGATTCCCATAAATCTTTAAATTTACTTGAAGCAAAGATACTCATTGCATCTGTAGTAGCAGCATCTACGGTTTTAAATACTTCTAGATCATGCTCAGATTTAAATTTTTCCGATGCTAACGCTTCTATTTCTTGCTGTCTTCTAATTAAATATTCTTGATTTATTACTTCTGCTCGTGATGCCGCTTTTTCCGCTCCCGTCTTTCCTTGCTGTACAGGACCTTCATCCTCTTCAGGTGCAGAGACTCCTAATAAAGCATATCCAATCAAAGACTTTACTTTTTCTTGTTTCTCTGGTGGCAATGCGTCTATGGTTCCAACAGCAATTCTTGGTGCAGAAATTCCGGGAATTTTTTGATTTTTTTCTATGTGACCAAAAGAAATACCTTTTTCCCCATTCATTATTTTTACATTATTAACAGTAACAAATGGTAAAGTAGCTTGGTTACTACCGGGTGCTTTTACTGGTTCTTTTGATAAACCTGCATTACTTTTAACAGCATCTTCGTATGCTGCTATAGCATCTTCTTTAGATGCTTCTTGTTCATTTATTTTATTTGCACCGTAGTATGCTGATATTAATTCTTTTAAGTATTCCATATAATGAGAAACCCACCCAGCCTGAACTGGATGGGTTACCTTTCTGTATTTAATTATAGATCAAGTATTTGTGTTGGCGTTCTGAACAATGAAATCATAACGGAAAGTTGCTTCGATTGTATGGAACTCGTTAGTTGAGTAGTTAAACTCAGCTTGCTTCCAAGACTTAGGATACACACCGTAAAGCCGTGTGAATGACATTGGCTTACCCTTGTTATCCAACTGAACTATATCTGCAACTGTTTTAAAGTTGCCGACTACACCACCGGGGGTAACTTGTCTACCATTTTCAAACTCTCCTGTAACTGGATTGTAAATTGTTTTTATCCAGTCAAACAATAGAGAACTCATCTTAGTTTTGTACAAGTTATCAAATTGCACAGTTAGTTCTTCTGGGCTTGCTTTGCCGGGGTAGAAGACTTTATCGTTTACACGATGGACTTCTATATCTTCTACAGTGTAACCAGTCTGGCTTACTGACTTGGCAGCCAAGGTCAAAGGACGATCAACACCATTGGCAGCAGCAACGGGAACATTGTAGAATGTGATTTCCCATTGATATGCACGCACGGAATCGAGATCCTGTGACACCATAGGGAGTTTCTTTCCCTGAAGGTTACGATTCTGAGATGTAACGAATAGTGGATTATATGGCATAGTCTATACCTTTCAGCTTCCTAGCTTGGCTGATTGATTAGTAACATTGATTTCGAATACAATGATTTCTGCGGTCTTGGTTGGCTTGAGTAAAATCTTGCACCAAAGTTCGTTGCGATCCACTCTAGCGGGAGTGTTAGTTGTTTCATCGCAAACCACCTTGTACTCTGTGATACCCCGTCTTCTACGAATATCGTCAAGGAGAGGATCTACCACACCAACAATATTTTCCCATGTTATTGGGTCGTTAGGTTCAAACACAAACGATTGAGTGCTTGCGAGTAGAACTTTGCGTAGGTAGATCATTAGTCTACGAACATTGATTCTATCCAAGGCACTTGGATTACGCTGTGCTGTGCGTTGACCAAAGATTGTGATACCTCTTTGTGGGAACTCAACTACAGGGTTAATAACATTGCCACCACTGTAGAGAGAATCACGGTCCCCTTGGTTTAGTACAACATCTACATCTATTGGCTTGGTCAATCTACCTCTCTGGAATCCAGCAGGAGCGAACCAAGGATCTGCGATTGAGTCGGTGTAGCACATCTGGCGTGCGGCAAAGATGGTTGGGTCGTACCAACGGTCGATGCCATCAAAGACACTGTATACCTTTACCCAAGGCCAGAACACCGCTGCGTAGCTGCTATTGAGAGAAGCAGTTCTTGTTTCGCTTCTTCCATTTGTCCAATCTATGGCTTCTTGAACAGAATCAACTGATCCATAAGGAGGAGCAACTAGTGCAATAAAGTTTTGAGTTTGTTCGGCTAAGGTAACCAAAGCATTCTGTAGACTTTGGTTATTCATGCCGGGGGTCAAAGCTATTGAGATGTTTAAAGTATCATCGTCTAGAGCGTAGATACCTGTTTTTGGTGTTTGAGTAGGATCGCCAATTAGAGCTAGAGCGTTGGTATCATCATCTGTGCTTGTGCCGTTAGTACCACTTCTTAGTGAGTAAGTACCTTCGATTGGCTTAACGAACATTCTAGCTGTGGCTGTTCCTGTGCCACCTTGTCCCGTACCAGTAATTCCAGTAACACCTAAGTCACTCAAAGGATCAGTGAATGCTCCTATTGGGGTAGCAGTGAAGTCGGTCAAGGCTGCTCCAGAGGTCAAGTATCCAAGGATCACTTCTGATGTTGTGTTTTCTGCACCAGTGTTTATAATTTCTTCTACGAATGTATACTGGTTAACTAAATCACCCTTGAAGGTTTCTAGTGCAGCACCGTCTTCGTTTAGTTGGAAGACTACTTTTTCACCACCGAGGCTATTAATTTCAAAAGAGTTTCCGATTGTGTTGCCATCTGAATCGGTGCTCAAGTTGTAGCCAGTTCCGGGGTATAGGGTTTCTACATAGTAAGCAACGCCGTTAGCACCACTAGCGAAGGTAGTTCCTATTACAGTTAGTGCTGATGTTGCTGTGGCTGATGCTGTACCTGAGAAGTTTATGGCTTTTAGAGCAGATACTCCATTGGTGAATGCCGCATCTGAGTAAGCTGATACTGATAAAGATGCACCTGAGCCAGCCCAAGAACCAACAAGGTATCCAGTGGTTACATCTGAATCAGAGTAGAATACGCCAACTTTATCGCCGTCTAAACTTCCACCAATTATTGTCTTTAGAGCTAAGGCTTGACCACCTGATGCGGTAGTCTCTACTTGCCCTGATGGAATTGCAAACTGCTTAGTTACTAGGTACTGATTAACTCCCGTATTATCTGTTACATTCACCTTTAGATAAAGGTTAGCTGATACACCGAGTCCGCTTGCTACAAATTGAACCGCTGGGCAAGCACCGATTGGAACTAGTGCAGAAGCCTCGGCAGCAGTTTGTGTAACCCCACGGACGAAATAAACTTTATTTGTAGCTTCTAAAATTTCGATAGCTCCTTCCAAGGCTTGGCCGGGGATGGACTCACTGGGCTTACCGAAAGTGTTTATTAGCTGTTGAGGAGAAGTTATTAGGGTAGCCTCGTCTACGGGACCCTTGGAAGCAAATCCAACGATACCGACAATAGACGAATCTACCGTAGCTGCGTATTCGCTAATGTCCTTCTCTATTACATAAACGCCGGGAGATACAATATTAGCCATAAATTAAATCCTTATCTATAGTCAGAGACTTTAACCATTCTTCGTCTCTGTAAGTTTTTAATCATTTTACTTAAATAAGACGCTGGGACCACAACGCTCTGTCGTGGTTCTAAACGGTACATCTTGTTACCTTCTGGGGTGACTAGACATACCTGAAGTGCTTGTAGACATTCGTTTATTATCTGTTTCATAGCTATAAGTATTTAGTATTGGCTATAATATAATTTTAGAATAATTTTTAAGTATTATTACCATTTAACTTTAATGCGTATTGAATGTACGCTATCAACGGAGCAACATAGAATAAACCAGCAGGATTATTTTCTCCCATAGGAACAGTCCTTGCTTTATTTAAAGCGTAGACCATACATGTACGATAATCTGCTGTTGACCACGCTGGATTTAAAACATTTGATATTGTGTTATAGTTAGAATTAAACCAAGCTGATTTATTTAAAAATTCATTGGATGAAGTTAGATTAGATAAGTTATCTCCAGCAGCAATGATAGCACCTATTGCTATTGTTGAATGCCCATCCGTATTTCTTGCAAATCCAGATCTTGAAGGGAATTTGTTAAAATCACCTCCAGAGAATCCACTAGCAGGGTTACCTATAGTAAAGTTACCTTTTCCGTAAATATCTGTTCCCCTCTTCCATGCTGGATAATGCCAAGAGTTTGTGTTGCATACTAAAAACTCTGGGGGAGCAGCTATAGTTTTATTTGGATCCACAGAGCCTAGTGGATTTCCATTAATAGTAAAACTAGTTAAAACATTACCATAAGCTCCGGGATTTCTTCCTAGTATACTAAGTAATGTTCCACCAGAATACTGAGACAATAATGTTGGAAGCTCAGGCATTTCAGCACAGCCAGAGAAATTATGAAATGCTGAATCTAGGAACAGTGTTCGAGCAACTGAACTACAAGCATTATTTAATCCTGATGATATTACCGAATCAAACTCTTTAACTGATTTAACTAGGCATCGGAATAAGTAAACTTGATAATGCGATTGCATTACCGTAACCCAATAAGAACTAGCACTATAAATGCCACCCTGCAAATATAAATTTGGTTGACCAGTTTGTGTTAGTGTTGGATAACTTGAGTCTGGTGCTGGCTCCCAGCTTACTTGCCCATCATTAGTACCTAAGGCATATGCTTTTCCTGAAGGATTGTATAGCCAATATCCTTTAGATGGATTAGTAGGTATAGAACTAAATGTATTTCCTGCTGCTAAAATTTGCTCTATATCTTGTGGATTTGGTGATGCTCCTGTTTGTTTGCTTAAATGAAGACCCCCAATTAACCCATTTTGCGGTATATAAGAATAATTTAAAGCACTTGCTGCATATTCAAATAATACTTGATTTTGATTTCTCCAATTGTTAGAAGCTATTTGATAATACATTGCAGGACCACCGATACCAAACGCCAAGAATCTGACATTTGAAAATTGTCCTAATGCACCATTTCCTCGACCACTTGGATTATCACGCAAAACAGAGTAAAAATTTCTTAATGAATAATTTGTAGAATATGCATTACCTCCACCAAGATTAGTGGGAATAGATAAAACTACAGAGCTTGGATATGGATTCATTAGAATTGAATAGAATCCAGCGATAGATTCAAATTCTTCTTTCCACATCTCATCATTAGTTAAAGTTGTGATAGCATGCATTAAAGGGAATACACGACTTGAGTGTTCTGGGGATGCTGGTCTATATCCAGCTATATTCGTCCCATCAAAAATAGTCGCTCCATTAAAAGGCATACTAAAATAAGAATATTTACACGCATTAACAAGGTTGTAGTTTAACAATTCTCCATAAATAATATTACCTTGAGAATTTGTTGATGGATTATCTTTTAGTTTTACAATATTGGAGAGATTAGAGTCTTCATAGGGTTCACATAGTTTTGAGTTTGATTTTTTTGATCCATAAATTTTTGGAAACAAGAACGGCTTACCATTATTTTCTATTACTCGACATCCCGGATAACCACCGTATCCCCATTCATAAATAGCTGCTGGAGTTGTGGTTGTAGATGTAAGTCCATAATGAATCATTACCTGACCAGCAGAAATAGGAACACCGGAAAAATCAAAAATACCGTAGTACCTATCTGTAATAAAATGAGATTCTGCATTTAATAATCTCAAATAATTATTACTCAAAAACATACCTTTATACAAGTGAACAAGAGCTAATCCTCCGATATCTAGATTTCTAGACCCCATAACTGTATGAGGAGTTTTTACTCTGTACATCCAGTTGTAATCTGAATTATTAACATTTGTTCCTTGATAATAAGGAGGAGTTGTAGGTGTGTATGCAGTAAAATTATGTAAATTTGTCCCTCTGGTCCCTATAGATCCATAATTACCTCCGGGGTTTGCATTAGAGGGTTCTTCATATCTGCACAAACCATACTTAGTATTTTCCTCAAAATACTTATATAAATTATCACTAATTATGTTATATCCAGCCATACCATCAACACTAGTGAATAATTTATAAGGACCACCATCAAAATAATCACCTACTTGATTTCCAAAGTGAGTATCGTTAAAACTTTTTTGCCCAACGAAATCATCATTTATCAAAGGAGCTAGATCTTTGGTAGGACCCCATTTTGGAATTGTCCACCAAGTCCTGATACGATTTGGGAAAGCAACATCACCAAACTGCCCCATCTCCTTTGCATAAGAATAAGTAACATAAGAATTATCTACTGGGAACAGTCTAAATCGCCTATGGAATTTTTTTACTTTTCCAATACCGTGAATATTAAACCCTAAAACTTTTTGTTCTGCTGTTAACGCTTGATCAGTATCGCTAGGGAAATATTCTTCTTTTCCTTGAGTTCTAATAACCCACTCAGGAATAGTTTCAAAGTTATTAACTAAACCATATCTATTAACATCTCCATAGACATTACCCCAGTCTACATTTGAGAATCTTTCTAGTTCTGAAACGGCACTAACTCCAGAAGAAACTTCAAACCACAAATCAGAGTAATAGAAATTACCTAAAACTTGATTTTGATTTTGTAGGACTGTGCCAATTCCGTTGAATGCATCCAAATCTTTGTAATCGTAGTTGCCGTTACTAATCTTAAAGTCTAATCCTACAATAGGATCATCTTTTTTTATTGTTAAATATACATGCAAGCCTAATGCGAATGGCTTTTTCTCATCTGTAGGTGATGTAGTTGCCCAAGACTGTGGAAGCATTCTGGTGTAGAATCTATACACTCTTTTGTATGGGCCGTTTTTTAAAATGCTAGAGACTGTTGCCGCTCCAGACCAAATGTTTCCTTGATATTGATATCCCGATAAATCTTTTACATAAAAGTATAGATTGTTTTGTATGTATGCTGGAATACTAAGCGTTGTTGCTGGCAAGGAATCGCTGGTGCTATATATGTCATAATATTGATATGACCCTGCCGCAGAAACTATTGTTGTTGGGAATACCACTTCTACAGTTTCTGTACCTCCAGAAGCATCTCGAACAGTTGCGTGTGTTTGTGCAACAAAACCACTAGCAGAAATAGAACTAGTTCCAGCACCAGAAACTAACCATTTGTTATGGGAACCCCAAATTGAAGCGTTGAAATCACCGGAACTCAAAGGCATAACAGTATGAATTACAGTGCTTGCTCCTAGGACTGCACCGGATGGAACTACCCAAGCAATTTGACCCAAATAATCTGATGTTGGGTCTGGAGTTCCTTTAGGAATTGATGCCTCATAATAAACTCTAGTTTGCACAGTATTATAATTTGTGCTACTAGGTTGAGCGGACACTAATAGTAATCCATTTCCAATTTCTGCGACTGAAATATTTCCTGATAGTTGCCCGTTCTGTGAATTTATTGAAAAAGATGTTCCCGTAGTTACAAGACCAAAACTCCCGCGCCTGAATGCGTTAGTCGGAGAAATAATTGGATTTAATGTTTCAATAGGTAATCCTAATTCTACTAACCACGGGTTTGCAGCAGTTGTGCCGTAAGATAATGTAGGTACAGGATCTGAACTTCCTCCATTCCCTCGTTGGGTTGTAGGAGCATCAATACCTGTTTCACCACTAGAAAGACTTTGCCAAGTTTCAAGTGATCCGAGATTAGTTACTTGAATTGTCCAAGTAAATTTTATAGAAAAATCTTTTGTCTTTTCAATCGGTACGAATTGTTTGTATGCTACAAGGACAGACTCTTTTGTACCTGTAGTGCCAACATTATCGGAAAATAAACCTACCTCTCGGACAGTTAAACCATTTGCTGTTTTTTTATCTATGTTTAAAGTAACAACTACAGACGAATCATTTTTAACAGTGACTTGACTATCAGCAATTGTTATAAAAGAATTTAGTTCTTTAGAGTATTGTAAATTTTTTGATGATATAAATTCTTCTAAAGCAACTAAAGAATAGTGCTCAGAAACTCTAAAAGGCAATCCTGTACCGTAAGCTGATTTATCTAGAGGAGAATTTAATTTAAAGAAATTATATCTAAGTTCTGAGTTAGTATCAATTTTTTGATAATCAACGACACCTGTACCTAGTTGTGCATATCTTATAGAATAAGGATTTTTAGTTTGCCGAGATCCAGACAACAACATCGAGGTTATTGTAATACCCATTCCTCGGGTAACAATATTATTATATTCCCCAACTTTCTCTACGAAATCTCCGTAGTCCTTATAAACCTCTAGTTTGCCCTGTACAGAATTTTTTAAATAACTCATGATAATTCATCCATAATTTCTATATTATAATAGAATCGTTCTATTTCCCCAGTCGAACTAAAAGTGAATTTAGGAGACGGTATGTAAGTCTCTACATTAACAGTAAAGGATCTCATTAAAATTCTATCCTCTCGGTCAGAAACTGTTAAAGTAGATTCGTCTGTTTCTTCAGCTAATGTGGCTTTTGTATTGTCCGATATTGATGTATTTAGTTCGTAGGAGGGATTAAATAGTAATTGTATTTGTTCTGTTAACTGGTCCAAGTCTGATTTATACTTAGACAATATGGTGACCTTGTATGATATATCTACTGGCTTAGGAGATAAACTTACAACTCTTCTTGCTCTTTGGATACGGTCATCCCAAATAGACTCACTTACCACTAATGGGAAATATTTTTGTCGATCTGTGGTTATTTTTGTTGATGGCTGCGATATTGATATTATTGGTAGGATTAAATTATCTTCCTGTATTTGTTTAGCTATCGAGCGTTCTGGGTTTGCGTAAATACATTTTACGGACTGAAGTTTACTTTCCCAATCTATTAATTTAAACTGGGAGAACACATGTCGCATGGATCTAAGGGTATCCTTGTATGTTAAAGATATATTACTTTCCTGATCCACGGTTTCCAGTAGTAACTCTCTAACTCGGTAAGACGCATCTTTAGACGGAACAATTTCGTTTACCGTGTTGCGCTGCTTATAGTTAATTGGCTTGATACTGGTAGTTTCTGAGGATGAAAGATTATCTGTAGTTTCTGGGATGACATCTACTAAATAATTTTCTGAGTAGAACCGCTCAATCTTGCCAGTAGAACTAAACACAAATTTCGGAGCAGGAATATAAGTTTCCACCGATACTGTATAAGTTCTAATTAATACCCTATCTTCACGATCTCCAACTGTAAGAGATGATTCACTTGCCTCTTCTACAAGTTTTGCTTTTGTATTGGTAGAGATACTAGTTTGTAACTCGTGTGATGGATTAAACAATAAGTTTAACTGTTCACTTAGTTGATCTAAATCACTAGCGTACTTAGCAATGAAACTTACTTTATAATTAATGTCTATCGGACGAGGAGCTAAACTAACGACTCTTGTTGCCCGTTGCTTCCGATCATCCCAAATAGATTCGCTAACTACCAATGGAAGGTATTTTTGCCGAGCATTGTTTACTGTTGCTGTAGGTTGAGTAACAGATATAATCGGGAAAATTAAATTTCTTTCTTGGTCAATTTTAGCTATTGCTCGTTCTGGGTTTCCATAGAAGCAAGAAACAAGTTGAGTCTCCTCACTAAAGTTTAAGATTTTAAACTTAGATAAAGAGGAATGTACAGCACGCAAAGTATCTTTAAATACCAGTGAAATGTTTGCTGATTCTTTTGCAGTCTCTAGTATTAGCTCTCTGACACGATAAGAAGCGTCCTTCTCTATAGACACAGTGTTGGAAGCATTCTCCCCCGTTCTAGGCATCTTTATGTATAAAGTTTCTTGTGATGCATCTACAGCGGAATCAACAGGCATTTCTTCTACAACATTAGAATCTGTATTAAATCTTTCTATTTTGCCTGTAGAGCTAAAAACAAATTTCGGACTAGGAATATAAGTTTCTACTGTGATAGTAAAACTCTTAGTCAGTACTCTATCTTCTCTGTCTGCTACCTCTAAAGCAGATTCGTTTGTCTCCTCTACTAACACAGCTTTTGTATTGTTTGCAAAGCTAGTTTGAAGTTCACAGGAGGGATTAAATAGTAAGTAGATCTGTTCTGATAACTGATCTAAATCATTTTTGTATTTTGTAAATACTGAAATCTTGTAGGAAATATCAACTGGCTTGGGAGCTAAACTGATAATTCTACTAGCTCTTTGACGACGATCATCCCACTTAGATTCACTAACAATCAAAGGAACATACTTACGACGATCAGGCTTCGCTACCGTGGTTGGCTGAGATACCGATATTAGTGGGAGAATGATATTTTCTTCTTGTATAATCTTGGCTATAGAACGCTCTTGATTAGCCGTTATACACTTTACAGCCTGTAAAGACTCATCAGAATTGATAACATTCAGCCTAGAGAACAAACTTCTCATTGACCGAAGAGTATCTCTGTATACTAGAGATATATTATTCTCAGCAGAAGATGCCTGCTCTAAGTACTCCCGTATGCGATACGATGATGATTTACCTGTGATTAGATCAGGCAATAATTGGATTTCCGTAGGCTTACCTACGACAATCGGAATTTCCTGTGGTCTAACTTGCCCAAGTAATGTTAAAAACATGTATCACACCTAAACCTCAATCGGGTCGGCTATTTAAGACACCACCTAGTTCTTTACTAATATCTGTAAGTGGAGTGTTTTGAATATCAGGAGAATCACGAAGGATCTTAGCTGTGCAAACATAGTGATACACACCATAAGCCTCAAAGCTATCTTCCTGCACTTCAAAAATCTCGTACATCACATGTTGGAAATGTGGTTGAATCAAATCCCCCGGAATAGGAGATCTACCTATTCTACGCTCAACATACGACTTGTTGAATGTAAAAACTTGATCGCTGGTTAGTTGAATACCAAACTGCGTTAAGTTTTCTTCTATTACTTTAGGATCATAGTGAGAGTATAAAGTAATGGGAGATCTTGCAATCGGCTTATTCTTCTGTTCCATGTAGACATCATCATACTCTTCTGATCTATGGAACTTATAGTAATTTACCTTTGATCCAGACAGCCTAATTTGTTCGTCATCAACCATGTTGAAGAATCCGATATCAGGATTCCGTTGGTCGAACAAACTAAGTTCGCTATCCACATTTGCGGATTCTACTTCTGGAATTTTAGTTGTTACTTTAAAATTCTTTTTCATTAGTATAGACTAAACCCGGGGGGTTCCTCAAATTCAGACATGATTTGTTTATCTAGTAATTCTAATTCTTTTTCACTCTGTTGAAGTAGGGCATCTCCGTTTAATTGAGATCCACCCCCCGGCCCGGGCAATGTTCTATACTTACCACGAACCTGACCTAAAATACCTTTGCATACAGCTAATGCGTATCTTTGAATAAAGTTTCTGTATGCTGGGTGAATTGTACCAGAATCAATCGCACGATATTGTACAATGACAGTATCGGTAAAAGCTGGAACGGGATATAGCTGGAGGTACTGGTTGTTAAGGATGTCAAAGGAACCGTCTTGTCCTAAGATCTTTCTCATCTGCTCCAAGCTGATTTGAAGTAGATTAAACTCACCTATGCTAAAGTCGTTGAACAAGAAGTTTTGTTGAAAATACTTTAGGAAGTAATCTTGCTCTAAAGTTTGTCCCATGCCCGGAATACCTATCAAATCTTTCTTGTAAACAACATATGTTATATTATCAATAACATAGTTTGGTAGCTCGTAAGTGTTAACTCCGGGAGTAGTTTTAAATGTCATTAACTGAGCAGTACACAGGGGTGCATGAAAAGATAATTTAGTTATGGCTTCATCAATAGCTATCTTTATTTGGTAATCAGTAAGCTCTACTCTTATTGTAGGATATCCGAGTCTACCCAAAACAAAAGATTTTATTTGGTCTTCAAATTGTGTTAGTTCTACAGGATCTT